TTTATCAAAACGACAAAGCTGAAAGAGGAAAATATAGACTCTCAGCTCAGCGCCATCAATGAGTCTAACATGATGGCTATGTTTACTTCGGAAGGTGTTGTTTTATCTGCTAACAAAAATTTTCTTGATGCATTTGGGTACTCTGAGAAGGACGTTATAGGTAAGGAACACAAGATATTCATTGACAAGAAGATGGCGCATAGTTATGATTATGTACACTTTTGGAAAAGCTTAGAAAATGGCCATCGCAACAGTGGTGAGTTTGAGCGTTTTGATAAAAACGGGAATCCCCTTTGGCTGTTTGGAACATACATTCCAATAAAAGACAAGGACGGTAATTACTCTACTGTTTTAAAGATTGCTAGCAATATCACCCAACAGCATGAGTCAGAGGTGTTGCTTAACCAAAAAAACTCCTATTTAGAGCACGCCGCAAAGATTCTAAGACACGATATGCACTCGGGCATCAATACATATATGCCTCGAGGATTAACATCTCTTAGGCGCAGGATTTCAGAAGAGCAAATAAAAGAATTAAAGATAGACGCGCCTCTTAAAATGCTAGAAGAGGGTTTGCGTCATACCCAGCGTGTTTTTAAGGGGGTTAAAGAATTTACCAATCTAGTAAAAGAAGATGCTCAGCTAGATAAAACTCCTTGCAATCTTGCTGATATTTTACGTAACTACTTATCTAGCACTTCGTACATAAAGCAAGTAGACATAGGCATATTGCCTACTATTGACGTTAATGAGCCGCTGTTTTGTACGGCTATTGACAATTTAATAAGGAACGGCTTAAAGTATAACGACAGCCCAACAAAGGTTGTCAAGGTTTATATGGGAGGGGAGCGCAGGCTATGTGTTGAGGATAACGGCAGGGGCATGACCCAAGAAGAGTTTCTTTATTTATCTAAACCGTATACCCGCAAGAAAGAACAGTCTGAGGGAGGCTCTGGTTTGGGTCTTAATATATGCATTGCCATACTTAAAGAGCATGGCTTTGTGATTAAAGTAGAAAAGCTTAAGCAAGGAACTAAAATGATTATCACCATATAAAACAAAAAACAATGATTAATTCTATTATGCTTATTGATGACGAGGACCTCTTCCACTTGGTTTTTGAGGATGCTTGTAACATCTTAGACATTACACTTTCTCTGGAGGCCCTCAACTCTTCTGATGAGGCTGATGCCAAGTTCAAAGACTGGTTTCCAGACGACCCGAATCACGAGCGCCCCGAGTGTGTCTTTGTAGATTTAAATATTATAGGCTCTTCTTTTGATGGCATTGAGATGGTTCGTAAGATAAACTTTGACTATGGCAATGGCTGCGTTATTGGTATTATCTCTTCTTCTGACGACCATCAAGAGATAGACAAGGCCAAGGCTGCAGGTGCTCAGTTTTGGATTATTAAAAGTGATGATATAGAGCCACGCTTGGAGGCTTTTAGAAAAGATTACGAGGGCTATCTAAACAGAACGGCTCCTTTTAAGATTTATGATTGAAGTAACTAAACATACAAGGGATGTCCTTCTGCAGGTCGCTAAGCAAAAGCGTATTTATGTAGAGGGTAGCTTCCTTAAAATCCTGAAGGCCAAGGAGGGAGATAAGGAGTTTGAGGAGTATCTCCAGTTATGTATAGAAAAAGACACCGCCTCTAGAAGGAAGCGGTTGACCATTACCAAGCAGGTACAGGAGCAAAACAAAAAGCTAGAAGAGGCAAACACCATCAATGCGGCTTTGGTTTTAGAGTTGCAGAACAAGGTAGAGGAGGTGGAGGCTGCCAAGGCTGAGGCGGAGCAGCTCCGTGACGCTGCCATTGAGGACCTTGAGGTTATGCAGCGGCGCACTCAGTATGAGCTTATCAGCACTATTGTGCGTGTAGCTTTGTTTGTTATTGTTGGAGTTGGGGTTTTTACTACTCTGATGTATGGTTTGGCTATTATTTCTGGCAGGGACACGCAGATTATAGGCTCTACGTGGAGCAATATGTTTGGTATATTGCTAACTAACGCTTTTTCTATTGTCGGTACGATTATGGGTGTTAAGTACGCTACTGAAAAGGATGGGTGATGTCTATAGACTTCAATTACAACAAGCGTAAGATGGGTAGTCGTTTGTACTACAGCCTGATTATGCTTCCTTGTGATAAGGATGTCACTGACCCCAAGTATGTGCAGTCTGAGATAGACTACCGTTATTTAGAGAAGGAGGTACAGCGGGAGATAGTAGACTTGCCTGTTGTCAAGTTCACTGGTGATTTTATGGCTGGCGGTTTAGACAAGCGTCAGCAGTTTTATCTCATGACGTCTTTGACGGATATTTATTTTGTAGACACTAACAATAGCAACTATGCTAAGTATGTGTCTAAGATTAAAAACTTACCAGACATAAGTAATAATATAGTTGAGGACAGGTTTGCTGCTAGTAAGGATATTACTATGTTAAAGCGCGCGGAGACTTTTTCTATAAATTACAATGGGGTGGACTATGTTTTAGAGATTACGGAGGAGAACAACGGTACGTTCACTACGGTGGAGTATGATGGAAATTATCTCATGGACAAGGAGATAGAGGATGAGATATTGGACTATTTCAACAAATACAAATAATGATTAAATTTGTGACATGGATAATCGCATTAAAAATATGCTAAAGCGTTACGGACTCTCTGGCGTCAACAAGCCAAAGAAGACCTCTTCGCATCCAAAGAAATCTCATGTTGTATTGGCCAAGGTAGGCGGTAAAACAAAACTTATTCGCTTTGGCGAGCAAGGCGCTGATACGGTTACAGAATCAAACCCAACCGGAGCAAGAGCTAAGAAGCGTGCGTCTTTTAAAGCGCGCCACGCAAAAAACATTGCCAAGGGTAAAATGAGTGCTGCGTGGTGGGCTAACAAGTATAAGTGGATTTTAATATTACCCTTATGGCTTGCGCTTTAGAACTTCCAGAAGAAGTACATAAAGGTGAGGATGGTCGCTGGTACAAACCTTGTCCAAGCTGTGGTGCCGAGCAATCATACTTAAGGCGCAACTATGCTATAATGTCTTATAAAGAAAATAAAGAATGTAAAAGTTGTTCTAGAAAAAGGCCAGAAAATAACGCTCACAAAGGGTGGATTAAAGGCGTTCTTAGAAGTTCTTTTGGCCATAAATATCAAGCACAGGCAGATATAAGAGGTTTAGATTGGGATGTTACATTTGAATATTTGGCTGATATATTAATTGAACAGGATTTTAAATGTTCTTTAACGGGCTGGGATATTGATGCTATGGAAGTAAATAAGAATACAGCATCATTAGATAGAATAGATTCATCTAAAGGATATATTAAGGGTAATATTCAATGGGTTCACAAGATGGTTAATATGTGCAAACAGAACTACAGTCAAGAAGAATTTATTGATATGTGCGTAGCTATCACGAACAAAGTCAAGTGGTAATGCAACATAAGATTGACTATTCAAGGTTAATGCAATACCTAGAGGAAGAGTTAAAGACATTAAAAGAGCCGGCAAATGAAAGCAGCGAAGAAGAGTAATCCCGGACTATGGGAAAAGGCTAAATCCCAAGCGAAGGCTAAAATGGGTGGAAAGCACTCTGCTAGAGCTATGCAGCTGGCGGTATCTCTTTATAAAAAGATGGGTGGGAAATACTCAGGACCCAAGAAAGAGACAAGCTTATCTAAGTGGACAAAGCAAAAGTGGAGAACAAAAAGCGGAAAGCCATCATCTCAGACTGGGGAACGCTACCTGCCAGAAAAAGCCATAAAGTCATTAAGCTCTTCTGAATACGCAGCAACCACGAGAGCTAAAAGAAAAGGAACAAAGGCTGGCAAGCAATTTGTAGCGCAGCCAAAGTCCATCGCTAAGAAAACCGCTAAATACCGAAAATAATGTCCGAGAAAGAAACAGATTTCGGGTCTTGGCTCAATGAGTTAGAAGACGCCGAGCAGCCCACATGCAATATTGAAAATCCCGAGGACTGCGAAGCTTGTGGAAGTTAAACCTTCACTTTAGGCCTTTTACTCTAACTTACTGACAGTAAAGTATTTTTTGTAGATTTGTCTACAAATAAAATTCTTTTTAATTATGGATGAGTTAAGTAATCAACTTGAGGATGCGGTTCGCCAAATGGGTGGCTCTATTGAATCTAATGAAGTAGAGCAGCCACAGCCAGAAATTCTGGGTCAAACACAAAGCGAGCCTGAGCAAACCGAAGAGGCAGTTGCCGAGGCTCCAGCGCAAGCAGGAGAGTTGACAAACGAACCGCTTCCTAACGAAGATGTTCTTACGATAAATGACACGCAGGAGCAAGAGCCTGCAAGTTCTTTGAATACTGAAAATGAAACCACTTCTGAAGAGTCAGATGAGGATTTTGATTTCGATGGCGCTATAACAAACTACTTGAGCGAAAAGCTGGGGGTTGACATTAGTTCTATTGATGACATTCCAAATCTGTTTCAGAAAGAAGAACCAAAGGCTGACATTGACGAAAGGCTTAAGGTTATTGCTGATTTCATGGAGAAGACGGGTCGCACTCCCGAAGATTGGTTTGCATACCAGTCTATTAAACCAGATGAAATATCTGATTTGGATGCGGTTCGTTATCAGCTCAGAAATCAATACAATAATCTAAGCACGGAAGAAGTAGACCTTTTGCTCTCCAACAAGTACAAGCTGGATACAGATATGTACTCTGAGGATGAAATAAAGTTCTCCTCTCTTCAACTGAAGATTGATGCCGCTGATGCCCGTAAGTCAATTGCAGAATTAAGAGATAATTACTTAATGCCTGTAGTTGAACCAAAGGCTCAAACCACTAAAAGCGTTGAAAGTCCAATCAATGAGCAGTGGGTTTCGTCAATGGC